AAACATTGAAAGACCTGGATGGGCAACTGATGCAGAACTGTTTGGCTTTTTAGTTGCTGGTTTATTAATTATTGTACTTGCTCGTTGGACATATGTTGGTATTGCAGTATTTGTTGTTGCAATAGTCGGAGGTGTGTTTGGTAGCATATATAGTTTTAATAACTACAATTATTTGGTCGACGGTGCTACATCTAGTGCATTTTTAGTGCTTGTAGGACTTACTCGTTATATTGTTAAGTTCTTAGATGAGTTTTTACAAAAGCAAGCAATTAAGAAACAATTTGCAGGATATGCATCACCTACAGTTGTTAAATTACTACAAGAAAATCCAGACTTAGTTAAAAAGGGTATAAAGAAAGACGTAAGTATTGTATTCTCAGACTTGCGTGGCTTTACACCACTTGGAGAATCATTTGGCGACGATGTGCAAGGACTTACACGTATTATGAACGGATATATGGATGCTATTACAGAGCCTGTATTAGATGCAGATGGTATGATTATCAAATATATCGGCGATGCAAGTATGCACATACACAATGCGCCAATAGATGATGAGCAACATGCACGTACAGCCGTGCAATGTGGCTTAGATATGTTAAAAGCAGTGGAGAAATTCAATGAAGAAGTCATTATTCCAGAAGGGAGGCCACCTGTCGGTATGGGGGCTGGTATTAATACTGGTCTTGGGTACATTGGTGAAATGGGGTCTACTAAGCGTCACAGTTATGACGTACTCGGGGACGCAGTAAGTACAGCCGCACGTGTTGAATCTAAGTGTAAAGAATATGGATGCTTGTTACTTGTAGGTGAAGCAACTTACGAAGCAACTAAAGACAACTTCTTTTACTTAAAAGTCGATGATTTACAAGTTAAAGGTAAGAGTGTAGGACTATCAATATACACAGTATTAGATGATACAAAGCCTGCTTGGAAAGTAGCACAACGTAAACACACAGAAATGCATGATATGTATCGTGCAAAAGAGTTTGACAAAGCTATAGAAGAGTGTAAACTTTTACATAATCTGTTTGATGGTAAAATGTCAAAATATTATGACATGTGGATAGAGCGTTGCGAATATATGCTTACACAAGATTTACCTGAAGACTGGAATGGAGTGTTCATAGCAACAAGTAAGTAATGTTAAACTATTTTAAAAATTTATTAGGTACTATATCACCTGAAGAAAAACGTACAACAGATGATATTAATGTAATTTGGTGTCATGGTGCAAATCAAACCAGTCTGAGTTTTAAATATTTGCAAACTAGAACACAATTTCCAAATGAAATAATGGTAAACTATTCTAGTATGAATCGTTTCTATGACAACTTAGAAATGATTGCAGATACTTGTAAAGGTAAAGGTCCGCATTTTGTTGTAGGACATAGTATGGGTGGGTTGTATGCACTACACTTAACCAAATATGTTAGAGTAGTAGGCGGTATTAGCATAAGTACACCATTCCGTGGCAGTAGCACAGCAGATTGGGCAAAGTATATTGTACCAAGTTATCCACTGTTTAAAGATATTGGACGTAAAAGCGATCCAATTAAAGAGGCTAATGAAATAAAATTAGATATACCATGGACACAAATAGTTACTACAGCAGGTTCAGTACCTTATCACAATGGACCAAATGATGGAGTTTGTACTATTGCAAGCATGTCGCATAGAACTGACATGACACATGTAGAAGTTAATCACACACATTATGAAACAATGGTTTCAGATCATGTTGCAGAGATTATAAAAACGGAATATAATCGCATCCTTCAATAAATACTACAGTTATTTGTGAGAGGATAATAAGACATGAGTGAACTAAAAGTAAACGAGTACGATGTAGTACTTTTGAAAGCTGTTGATGGCGATACTGTCGACGTAGATATTGATTTAGGATTTGGAATTTGGCTAAGAGATGAACGTGTTCGTATTATGGGCATTGATACACCTGAAAGCCGTACCTCAGACAAAGTAGAAAAAGTTTTTGGCACAGCCGCAAAAAATAGATTAAAAGAATTATTACACGAAGGTGCTATTTTAATTACTACAGAAGATAAAAGCGGCGAGGATATGAAAGGCAAGTTTGGACGTATTTTAGGTGATTTTAAAATACCAGATGGACGTAAAGTAACAGATGTGTTAATTGAAGAAGGACATTGTGTTGCATACTTTGGTGGCAGCAAAGAAGAGATTCAAATTAAACATATGGCTAATAGACAAAAACTATTACGTGAAGGCATTGTTTCACAAGAAGACTATGATGAAGCAGTTGCAATAATGGAATCTAAATAGCAAAGATTACAATAATTAAGTAAGTCGTGTAGTGTAAAATCTGATCAACTGTTGAATATACCCAATACGTCTTGGTTCCATACTTTACATTTGTTTTAGATTGATACCACGACTTACTGTAATCAATTGCAAAGTGTGCTATAAAATCAAATAATAAAATCCATAGTGCATTAATTATTCCAACAAAAATAATAGCAACTAAAAATGCAAGCACAGCGTGATGTGCACAGTGTATTAGTAGTCTACCATTTTTTAAATTAAGTTTTCCACCTTTATATTCTAAACGTGATTGCAGTGCTAAGTCTGCTACAGCATGTTTGCATACAAGCAAAAACATAAAAATTAATTCAGTCATCAGTTTTTTCTTTTACTTCTCGGTATATTTGTTTTAAGTCGTCAAGTGAATAGACTTTTTCGTGTTCATCTATTGTTATATCGTGTTGTTCGAGTATTTTTTGTAAATGAGCAATTCTTTCTTCATAATCACTGTGCTGATCTCGTAAAGTTAAGACAACATTAAGTTTTTGATTAAGTCTAATTAAATCATTATCTAACATACGAATACGATCAATTAGTGCAATTAGTGTCATGCTTGCTTCACTAAGCACAGGATCGATTTCTTCAGTAACCCATTTCCAAATAAAGTATATAAAATAACCCATGCCACCTGCAGCAACAATAGGAAATCCTAATTCTTTAATTGTTTGACTTATCTCTACAGGATCCATTAGCGTCTGCGACCTTTCCAAACATCAGCAGCATTTACTCTGATAAACGGACGATTAGTTTCGTTTTTGTTTGGATTTTCAATAGTAATCATTACACGTTTGCCTTGATTAAATGCTTTACGTTGATTAATTAATTTTAATGCAGGATCATTTACACGTGTTTTCAATGAACCGCCGTGTTCGCCTTTACTTGTTTGTGTTGATCTTAGTTTTTTCTTTCCCATTATATGTCATCCTTATCTTCGCCGATTTTAATTAACCAGCCTTCTTTGTTAACTTTATATATATCGCCCGGTGAATATAAAGGCTGTTCTTTAAATCCGGGATTACCGTCACGGTCATATCCCATCACTTCTCCGTCCCAGTCGCCTTCGACTCTAAATTTGTCTATACCACTATGTACTGTATAATCTAACCAAAACATTAGTCTTTCCTTGCATCTGTTTTACCATCGGCTCGTGCAATACGATCCACATCTGGTCTTAATCCTAAAGCGTTACTCATTAGTGTATCAATTCTAACTACGTCATGGTTCATTGTTCTAATTCGGTTATCTAATCCCATAATAATGCCTTTTAAACTATTGACACTACTTGTAACACCTGCTAGTATGAACTTTAGCGTTAAAAATACAAAGTAACCTGCGCCTAGTGCGCCTGCAATAGGGAATCCAACGTCTGCTATGAATTTAAATATGTCACCCATTTTGTTCACTCATTAACTGCTAATGTTATTTATAGGATCGATGATGTTAAATACTCTTATGACAACGGAAAATAAAAATAAAACATGTGAAGATTGTGATGATCCGTGTGACGATTGTAGTGATTATAATGTTTTAAGTGATTGGATAAAACCTCAGCCAATTGCAAAAGAGGTTGACAACGATAATAAAAAGTAATATATTATAACTGTAACAATAACATTGGAAAAGAACATGTACGTAGTCAAAGATAAAGATGGTAATACAATTGCGTGTTGCAGTCGTCATGAAGATGCATTAGCACTGGCTAGTAGTGCAAGTGTTGATAAGCAAAGATATTCTGTAGAAAGAATGTAAAGGAAAAAGAATATGAAAAATATTATTTTAGGTGTTGTAGCAACTTTATTATTTGCATCTACTGCTTTTGCAAATGCATTTACAACCACAGGAAAAGTAGAGCGTATACAACCTGTATATACAAAAGTTCATCAGCAGCAACCGCAGCAGGTATGTCAAAATGTTGAAGTACCAGTTTATGGAACTGTACAAGGAAACGGTGCCAATGGCGGTGATGTACTTGCAGGTATGATCATTGGTGGATTACTTGGTAAAGGTGTTACTGGCAAAGATAACGGAGCAGCCGCAGGTGCTGTCATAGGTGGTGTTATTGCTGCAGACAAAGGTAAAAACAAAAAAGTTATTACAGGCTATCGTACAGAAACACAATGTTCAACACAGTATGTTAACCAAACAGTAAGTGTTGTAAATGAATATGATATTACATATAATGTAAATGGTAGCCGTTTTACTATGCGTGTTAATCGTGTACAAGGAGAACGTGCATACATTGGACAGCGCAAACAATTTCGTGTACGTTATCAACTCTTAGACTAAGAGGATTTTATGCCTAAAAAATTAATGAGTAAACAACAGCGTTTACGTCAAGCAGAACAAGAACACCAAGAGTTCTTGGCTAAGTATGGTGTAGACGATGCAAGTCTTAAACGTAAACTATATAACAAATATGGCGAACGTAAAAGTGTAAACAAGATACCAGATTATAATGAACATCAAGGACATGCAATCGCTTTAAGTAACAATATTAGCGGAAGTGCTGCACAAAAAGATAGACAACAGTACACCGGTGACTATATAATAGGAATTGCAACAACACACAAAAGTAATCTTATGCCTGTTACAAGTCGCAAGCAGGCAGTAGAAGCAAGCACAATGAGACGTAATTAATGCCTATACATGCAACTCTTGATTTAGAAACACTTGATACTCGTCCACAAGCAACAGTACTAACTGTAGGCGGTGTTAAGTTTGATCCTTTTAGTGCAAAAGATCCATACGATAAATTTTATTATAGAATCAGTATTGATGATCAAGATGTCTTGGGAAGAACTGTAGGCGACAGTACATTAGAATGGTGGGGAAAACAAGATCCTGCAGTAATGGAAGAAGCATTTGATCAAGAAGGTGCAGTTACAGTTCAAGAGTTCTTGGATGCATTGCAAAAGTGGGTAGTAGGTGTTGATGTATTTTGGGGTCAAGGATATGGTTTTGACTTTACAATACTAGAAGATATGTATAGAAGTGTGAAGCGTCCTATACCGTGGCAGTTTTGGCAGATCAGAGATTCGAGAACATTGCTACAATTGTTACATGAAGATCCACGTAAAAAGATGCAAACAAATTTACACAATGCATATGCAGATGCATTTTATCAATCAAAAGCAATTCAAATTGCACACAGTGATTTAGGAGTTACAAGATGACAGATGGACCATTCAAAACAGCGTTTGATTCTGACACAGACGGAGTAATCCGTAGAGAGATTATTACATATCGTATGAAGAACGGTATTATGGTTAAAGAAGAAGCAAGTCGTGATTATTACAAATCAGGCGACTATCATGATTCAAACAACAGCAAACCTCTGGTGCACCAATAATGACACGTTGGTACGACTATGTTGCTGCATTTGGCTTTGCCAATTTTATAGCAATTAGTTTTTTTAATGTACCTGCACTTGGTGCTCTAATGGCATGGGGTGCGTATGAAGTATGGATGCAAGTATATTGTCAGTATAGATTAAAACAGGAGAATGACAGATGGCGTTAGTGCCAATAGTAATTGATAAAACAAGTGCAGGTGAACGTAGTTATGATATCTACAGTCGCTTGCTTAAAGATCGTGTAGTGATGCTAAACGGTGCAGTAGAAGATCATATGGCTAACTTAATTGTTAGTCAACTATTATTTTTAGAAAGTGAAAACCCAGATAAAGACATTACGCTTTATATTAATAGCCCAGGAGGTGTTATTACAGCAGGTATGAGCATTTACGATACAATGCAATATATTAAACCTGACGTAACTACAGTTGTAATGGGACAAGCCTGTAGTATGGGAAGTTTCTTAGCACAAGCAGGTGCACCTAACAAACGTTATGTACTGCCAAACAGTCGTACAATGATTCACCAACCAAGTGGTGGTGCTCGAGGTATGCAAAGTGATATTGAAATTCAATACAAAGAAATCACACACATGAAAAAACGGTTGACAGAATTGTATGTAAAGCATAATAATAAAGGTAAGACTTATGCTGACTTTGAACGTGACATGGATCGTGATACATTTATGACAGCGCAAGAAGCAGTAGATTATGGTCTTGCAGATCAAGTAATTGAGAAGCGATAAGTAATGCAGAGGACTATGTGTTCGCCCCTCTTTAAATATTCCGCACACTCCAGTAGCCAAGGAGTATAAAATGAGTTACTACAGTACAAAAACATACGGGCACAACATTGGATTAAGTGCCTGCTTTAGACAACCACATGCAGATCATTCGCATTGTCGCTTTTTGCATGGTTATAGTTTGCAGTTTAAATTTACATTTGCTGCAAACGAACTTGATAAACGTAACTGGGTGGTAGACTTTGGTGGACTAAAGCCACTGAAAGCATGGTTGGAAGATACATTTGATCACAAGGTTGTGTTGGATAAACATGATCCTATGATGTATCATTTTGAAACACTACAAACCGTTGGTGTTGCAGAACTTACTATCTTAGATGGTGTAGGTGTAGAAAAGTTTGCTTATCACGCTTGGGAGTTTGCTAACAAACTTGTTGAAAAGATGACGGATGGACGTTGTCGTTGTGTCGAAGTTGAATGTGCAGAACACGGAGCAAACAGTGCAATTTACCGAGCGGAGTAAATGGGCGAATTGTCTTTAGATCTTAGATGGGGTGCAAGTTGGAAACAAAATAATCGTTACCACTGTACCTTATCTATAAAACGAGATTATTTTGATAACGAACGCTTTTCGACTTTTTTGTTTGATACGTTTGGAGATGCATGGGGATCTTGGAAATTTGATAAACATATACATGGTATAGAAATTTGGTTTAAAAGAAAACAAGACATGCTAACATTTAAACTATTGGTACAAACAAATAGTCATAAACAAAATTAAGGAGAAATTTAATGTTTAATACAATTAAAAAACTATTAGGTGTAAGTACACCGGAAGTAAAAGTTACAACAACTGATACACCTGCTGCAGATAAAATTAAAGCAGCAAAATCAAAAACAAAACCTGTAACTGTAAAACCAAAAACAACAAAAAATGAAAATAAACAAACAAAGAGTACTTTAAGTAAAATGACTAAAGTACAAATTGATGAATTAGCAAAAGAAAATTTTGGTATTGATTTAGATCGTCGTACAACAAAAGATGCAATGATTAAAGAATTTCTTAAAATTCAAAAGAAAGGTTAATATTAGTGACATACATTGTTAATGATGCTTGTATTAAATGCAAGTATACCGATTGTGTGAGTGTTTGTCCAGTGGATTGTTTCTATGAGGGAGAAAATATGTTGGTGATCCATCCTGGTGAATGCATCGATTGCGGTGTATGTGAACCAGAGTGCCCAGCAAATGCAATTAAACCAGACACTGTAGAAGGTGCTGACAAATGGGTAGAATTTAATAGAAAGTATAGTGAGATTTGGCCAGTAATATTTGAACAAAAAGATCCATTACCCGATGCTGACGAGTGGGAAGGAATCGAAAATAAAATAGAACATTTTAGTGAAAACCCCGGACCTGGCTCATAAATATTCTTAACAACCGAAAGGTAATCAATGCTATTAACAATAACAGAAGCCGCTGAAAACTACCTCAGAGATATGCTTGACAAGAACGAAAAAAACTTTGTAACATTGTCAGTATCTGGAGGTGGATGCAGTGGCTTTAAATATGATTGGGACTTTGCAGATACTCCCAATGGTACATTAATCGGAACAATGCTAAGTGTAGATCCAATGGCAGAAATGTTTTTGTTTGGCTGCACAGTTGATTATGTACAAGAACTTGGCGGAAGTTACTTAACCGTCGTTAACCCTAATGCTACAGCCTCGTGTGGTTGTGGCGAAAGTTTTGCTGTTTAGATAGAGGAGAATTAGCATGGCATTAAGTAGTCTTGATATGAACACGTTAGCTTCATTAAGATTAGAACAAAAGACAGTACAGTTTGTAAATGGACATGCTAAAGAACGATGGGATTTAAACGATAATGAAATGAGTGTGGTTGACAAATGGATTAACAACCGTATACTAGAATTAGAAAATCAAAAGAAAAAATATGAGGATTAAATGGATATTCAAGACAATCATATACCTATGAACTTATTTGGAGATATTAATACGTTCCACGAAGCATGTGATCAAGAGCCATCAGAAGAAAACTATGATATGTATCTCGGTCTAATTGCAGAAGAATACAACGAACTTGCAGATGCTATTGCAGCAGACGATCGTCTAGAACAACTGGATGCTCTTATTGACATTCTTGTTGTTACTATGGGTGCAATACGCACTGGCGGATTTGATGGCGAAAGTGCTTGGCGTGAAGTAATGGCAACTAACTTTGCTAAGATTGATCCAGACACAGGTAAAGTTCGCAAACGTGAAGATGGTAAAGTGCTTAAACCGGAAGGTTGGCAACCACCAAACTTACAACCTTTTTTAAATAAAAAAATTCCAGAAGAGCCCATTGTAATACAAAATGTCTAAAGCATATATTTTGGATAAATATATGCAAATAAGGATAGTACAATGAAAGCCAGAGAGTTTGTTATAAACGTACCGATCAATATCAAAATAGATGGCGATGGCACTCCAAATTTGGATATGCCC